ATTTCTTAGCTCCCGCCGGCTGTTTTGCCTGCATACGCATCTGCTCGGTCTGCTGCATTATACTTTGTAATTGAAGCCACTTGTCTATCATACTCAATCGCGGCTCAGCTTGCAACTTTTGCATCTCACTCATAGTCTTGGCCTGGTCCAGTGGTATGCCGGCCATTTCCGCTTGCGCCTTCGCAGCGTCAAGCTGGCCCTGAGCGATCATCATATTGTCCATCGCCTGCTTCGTCTCAAGCTCGGCCTGCATCCTCTGAGACATCATCTGCTCTCTCTGCTTCACCGCTTCGAGCAGTTTCTTCGGGAATTGGGTATTAGACGCCGCTATTACCATCGACCCCGGTATTAGGTCGGGGAATTGTTGCTGCAAATGCTGCAACTCCATGTAGAACAACTGCTGCTGGCTGTCGGTCAAGAGTCCTTCCGTCGGAATGCAATCGAACCGGGTGAAATCAGGCTCGTAGAATCCGGGGACCGGCCTCTCGCCCAAATACCGCATTACCCGCTCCGGCGAAAGAGATATTTGATTTATCTTAACCATCTTCACGCCCATCTGCCGCTTCGCACGACGAAAGCCCTGAAAAATGTTCTGTTGGCCGGTAAGGGCCTGCCCCGTGCGATGCTTGGACAAAATAGCCGGTATGTCCTTATCGTCCGTGCCGAATATCTCCTCGTTCATTCCGCCCGCCTCAGTCTCCTCCTTATCGAGTATCTCGATAAGCTGGAACACGCCGGCCGGTACGGGCGGGCCGCCGAACTGTGAAATAGCCTCCTCATTCGTACCCACGAACTTCTCTTTGACGCGAACAACCGCACCCTGCCCGGACTTAAAAGCGTCCTCCATCTTGACTAAAGACCCTTCACGCACTACCTTACCGCTCTGAATCGACGATTCGATAATGTCTATGGCCTGATTCAGCCGCTTGTCGCGGGCGTTCTGCGGGGCGCGGAGCCTGCGGGTAAGGCTGCGGAGCTTGATGTCGTCCCTGTCCATCTCCGGACACCACTCGCCGGGCAGCCAGATAAAATTATAATCGTCGAGGCCGGTAGGATTCTCGCCGTCCCAGACAAGCTCGGAATCGACGAATACCCGGTGTATCACCCTCTTGACCGGTTTACTGTACTTGACGAATATGTCAATGCCGTTCGGCAGCCGGAAATCCTTAATCGCATCGTTGGCCGCCTGAGTAGAAGAAAACCGGGCCTTGAACTCGGCAAACGTCTTCTCCTCGCCGTTCATCCGGTTAATGACGTGGGCGACGAAGTCCGTCCGCAGACCCCACCATTCCTCGTACAGTCGCATATAATCCCGACCGGCATAGCTCGGCGACTGCCGCCACTTCGAGCCGCTCGTACTCTTTATCGAGTCTATCGTATCAGCCTGGGTAGGCAGTAACTCCTTGACATTATCCTCATGCAGCCATTGCCCGGTTAGAATGTTCCGGCAATCGGACAGGTCTGCTTTACGCAACGCCGGGTCCAATAAGAAGCTATTATACGCCCGCCTGGCAAAATGCAACTCACCCTCCCGGTCGTGGTATATCTCGACCAAATTCGAGGCCGTAATGAGCGGACCCCACTTGAAAGCCTCGCTCAAAGTATCATAGCCCTCGCCAGCCACCATCTGCTTCATTATAATGCCCGTATGCTGCGAAGCAGCCTCATCGTCCTGCTTTTCGGCGGGGCCTATCTTGAGAATATGGCGATTGCGTATCTCGTACCCGTGTATTAAGTCAACTTGCCGGGCAGTCTTATTAAACGGGTATATCGTGCGACCCGTCAACTTGGCCTGCTCGTACTGAGCGTCGGTGAAGTGAGCGCCCAGGTGCATCTCAAGGTCAAGCTCGGCCTCGTCAAGATAAGAGGACCAGCCACTGCTGTACTCCTTGAACAAGTCTTCATACTCGGCCTTGATTTCGTTGGTCTTATCGGCCATAATTTCCTTTCCTGGCATCACCCTTGCCCCACATTATACACCTAATCATCGACTGTCAAGAAAAATCATATCTGCCAGGGACTTTTATTCCGTGCTACTAATTTGTCCCATTCTATTTCCCTGGCCCCCTCATCGCCAGAAGGCAGGCGCTTGACGGCCATAGAAGCATACCGCATACCGTCTGCAAGGTGCTTGGCCCAATTGTCGGCGGGCCGGTCGTAATAGAAGCCCCGCTCCTCAGTGCTTATCCGCTCGACCTTCTGTGCCTGGTAATCTTCGAGCGCGTCAATACCCAACTCACAATCTACACTATTGAACCAGCATCGATGTAGAAACTGTCGTGTCCGCTCGATGCCGTCCATTACGCGGTACTCAGGCTCTAATATCGTCAAGTCTAAACCGTTTTCCTTCGCGTGCTCGTGTAAACTCTTACCGGCTACGGCCTTATAAGCATTATTAGTCTGCATGTCCATCGGGGCGTAATGAGCACCATACCTGTATCCGTGCTCCTTTGCCAGCGTCCGCAGCTTCTCGGCGTGGAACTCAACGCCCTCTCCAATATCCTCATAAGCTCGAAGGAACACAATATCCGGGCCTACCTTCTGAAAGAACCACGCCGCCCAGTGAAAGCCAGGGTCGCATACCGTATAGACCGGCAGGCTTGCATTATGGAGTATGTTATCTCTCACCCGGTCCTGCTCGTAGAGGATTTGGAACACCTTGCCGTAATAACTGCCCTCCGTCGAGCCTTCAAAAGAGCAATAGAATTCCTGCTGCACCATCCATTCAGGCATACCGCTCCGCCGCTCGGCATCTACGGCCTCCTGCGTTATGGCGTGTGTATCGTCGACAGTCAGCTTCTCGCAGAACCAATCGTCATTCGCCACAGCCATCTTGTACATTCTGAATCCGTGATTGTGGCCGCGAGGCGTGAAATTGAACATCGCCCATCCGTCATTCTCAGCCAGGATAGGCCGGACGTAACTCCAACCCTTCGGGTGCTCTAACGAATACTCGCTAAATACGCAACCGACAGGGTTCGGACCCACCACTTCAAGCAAGTCTGTGCCGAGCACCCGGAATAATGAGCCGTTTTTGAATTGCACAGACATCTCCTGGTCCTTCTTATTGGCGATTAGAGCCTTCGGGAAGTGGTCAATATACTTGAATCCGTCCCGATCAATGCCCTCCCATAAAGACTTACGCCCCTGCGCCATAGTTGGGAAGAAGTAGTAATACTGGCCCACCCGCTCCACCATTCGCTTAATCGCGTAGTTAAGAAACGTTTTGTCCTTGCCCGCCCGCCTGTGCCATACGCATACCGCCCGCTTAAAGCCTGAATCCATTGCGTCAAGAACTGGAACTTGATAATCACGCGGACTGAATTTGTAAGGCACTACTATTGAATAGTTCTCAGCCTTGCGCTTCTTTGGCCTTATCTTTATTGGCGGCCTTGCAAGTAGTTGCATAATTGATAACCCCTATGCTCAGATCGCCGCTCACTTGAGACTTGTCCGCCTGGTCAAGTAATTGTTTGCCTAACCAAATGGCCATCACCGGCATTGTCTGAGCCATCCGGCTTTGAGTGAGCAATAGTGCAATCATCCCCTCTGCTCTTTTTTGGGTGCACAGCTCCTTGAAATGAGAATTGAACGTCTCGCCGTCAATGCCCATTGCCACGGCTATAGTATTATTGCGAGCACCCGCAAAGGCAGACTTGGAGATTTTGTCTATCTGTGCCGGTGTAAACGTCTTCGGGGGCCTGCCTAATTTTTTCTTAGCCATTACTCCACCTCCTGGTTCAATTCCTTTGCCCATCTATTCTTAACCAGTACACCTGATCTCGCCATCAAGCAACTGGAATGCTTTTTAAGGCCGTTAGGAACGCCAGGGGCAAACATTTCAGGCGGCGTGGCCCATTCACTGCCGCAAATGCAGCATCTATAACCTGATTGAGCCGTACCTGTATCGTAGTCGATGAAAACCAAGCCCACAAAGTCCCAATTTGGCCGAAAACGACAACATCGCCTTGATTGATAGCCGTGCTTCGTTTTCGTCTCTGGTATTGCTCTTGTGTGGCTC